CCAAAAGGCGCTACAATGGTAGTTACTTCAATGCTCGTTAAAAAAGCATTATTTGAAAGTGCAGTATTTAAAAATGCAATATTCAAAGGATCTAAAGGTGGATTGGGTGGTAAAAGCGATAAAGATAAAAAAGATACGAAAGATAAAAAAGATAAGAGCATTGAGACAACTCAGTACAGTGGTAGTTTAGGCGCACGCCCTGAAGTTGAACAAAAGTTTCAACGCTTGTTCCCGGACGTAATATCTATAGTTAAAGGACAACGCAAAACACAGCAACAATTTTTAAAGCAAACTCCCCAACAATTATTTAAAGAACTTAGAAAAGCTGGATTAGCTCCACAAGAAGCAAGACGACAAGCAACACGACAAGCAAGAACTCGAAATATTGGAGCTTCGGCAGAATCGGGATTTGATGTAGCAAAAGAACAAGTAATGTCAGGATTTACAGATTTTGGTGTTCCCGATTCTATGGAAGCACAATTTTTACGTGGAATTCGAGGCTTGAAAAGTAGTTTTAAATCTCGTAGACGAGAACTGTTAGATCCAGAACAAACAGAATCAAATTTTGGAACAAAAGACAGACCGTATAGACCAATAACACAACCAATTCCAGGACAACTAAGACTACCCCCAGGTCTGAAAAAGCTTCCTGCACCAACAGACTTACTCAGAACTGACGATAAGATAAAGCAAAAGAGTGACAAGACTAGAAATGTAACCTTGGCTAATATATTAAAAGCTATTAAAGGTGTCAAAGGTGGCGGTGGTGACGGTGGTGGTATATTTACAATGCTTAAAAGATTACCAGGATTATTAATGCCTTTCCTTAGAACTGCAGGAGGATTAATAGCCTCAGGTGCAGGGTCATTAATATCAGGTGCAGGTTCATTGATATCAGGTGCAGGAAGTGCAATAGCCTCAGGTGCAGGTGCTGTAGCCTCAGGTGCAGGATCATTACTCGCAGCAGGTGGTACAGCCGTTGGTGCAGCAGGAGCAGCTACAGTCGCTGGTGTAGCTGCAGCAGCCGGAGCTATAGGCGCAGGTATTGGATTGACGATTAACGAAGTCATGGAAAAGAAATTTCCCGAAGCCGATAAAGCTGTTAGCGGTTTCTTCGAAGGTGTAGGAAGATTTTTTAGTGGTGACTTAGATGATATCATGAAAAACAATGAAGCTAATTCTAAAAAACTATTAGACCAAAACCTTAGACTATTTGGTACAGAATCTGTTAGGCTTGAAAAAGAAGCAGATAAGCTAAAGCAAGAAGCTAGATCTGCAAGAAACGAAATATTTGGTTTAATTGGTGGTGATGAAAAAGAGGCTATAAAACTCGAAGCAAAAGAAAAAATATTACGAGCACAAGCATCATTAGCTGGTAGAAAGTTTTATTTAGAAAATAAAACCGTATCATCAAAAACATCACCATTAATAAAGCAATCAATTACAGAACCAACGTCAGAACCTCTATCTAAAGTAGAGATAGATTCTAAAGATACAAGAAAATCCGAGAAAGAAAAATTTGCTGATTTCTTACTAGGTGAATTTATAGATACACTTGTAACTAAACTAAATGTTGGTGGAGGTGGTGATCAGCAAATGCCTAATAACACAATAGGAATCAACCCTAACGGATAGGAATAAATTATGGCTTCTCCACAGAAAATAAACAAAAAGAACATACACTTATTCGACGATACTTCTCGTACAGAAGGTGCATTATACAATAATAAAGTTACAATCATATCACACGGATCTAATAGTGCTGTAATCGTAGGCTATCTTTCAGATCCTTTTAAGTGGAATATGTCAGCCTCGTGGAAAGGAATGTTTGAGGGTTTTGGTAAATTTTCAGTCATACAAAAAAGTTTTGAAGTGACAGGCGAGCAGTTTTTAAATCAAGGAATATTTACTCGTAAAATATATAAAGGAAATGCATATGTTGAACTACCTTTAAAATTTAGAGTGACTGATTATAACGGCACTGGAAACGTAATGCAATATTCTCAAGCACTAGCAAACGCAATGCTCCCTCACCATTCAGATATTATTGTAGGTTCAGCCATTAATACAAAAGCACTCCCGACAAAAGACAATGTACAAAGTGGTGACATACGAACATCAAAAGTTGGAACATTACTTGATACTGCAGGTGGAACAATAGCTGCAATCCTTAATGTCGGTGGTGAACTAACACAAAAAAATAGTGACATGGAAGCAGCACTAGACAAAGCTGAAGGGCCAAGATCACCAACAGTATCTGTAACAGTCGGAAATTTATTTTCAAACCAATCTATGATAGTTGAAAGTGGTAGTGTTACTTATTCAATAGCACAAGTTAAAAATCCTGCAACTGGCGCTTTAGCTGGGCCTCTATACGCAGACTTCGATGTTAAACTAAGTGCAAGATCAGTGAAACCTAAAAATCAATCAGGTGTTCACGGCAAACCAAGTTTTTATAACGTATCAATAAACAGATAAGAGGATCGTATGGCAGATAAATATAGCAGAACAAATTTTTTTGATAAAAATAATATAGACGGCATCCTTGAAAATGACCTTATATCTAATAACTTCAATCAGACTCGTTTCGAAAGAGCTAAAACATTTTATACAGTCAAATCTCAAGACATCCAGAGACCTGAGCTGTTAGCTAATAAAAATTATAGTAAACCCAATCTATGGTGGTTCACTATGAAGTTTAATAACATTGATGATATCTGGAATGACATGGAACCAAATGATTCGCTAACATTACTTAATGAGATGGACATTGAAGATTACTATAAAGACTTCAGGAAGAAAAAATAATGGCCGATAACAATATCAAAAAAATTAATAACAAAGCTTCACTGACAGCCACGGTTAATTTTTACTCACTTCTTACCATAGGTGAAGTAGACGTTCCGTCAGAAAGTATTCTAAACCTTCATTTGTATGAATGGATATTTGACATTATACCCAGAATTGACATCGTATTAAATGACAGTGGAACTTTTAATGAGAAGTATCCAATTGTTGATGGTACACCAATTAAGCTAGAATATTCTATAAACGAAGATACTGAAAATTTAATAGTAGTTAACTTTGTAGCAGAATCTGTATCAATAGAAAATAGTAATACTGGTGAAAATACATCATCATTAGTTCGAATAGTTGGAGTGTTGAAGAATAACAAATTATTATTCCCTTTAATAAGCCAAGCCTTTGAAGACCAGCCATCATCTAAAGTAATAGAAACTATCGCTAAGAACACAGGGTTTACCCCTGACATAAGAATACAAACTTCAGACAACATGACCTGGCTTCAAACACATTTATCTAATGGTGAAATGATAAAAGATATAACCGATAGAGCATTCTTATCCGAAGCTGACTCTGTATTCTGCTTTACAAACCGTAATAGTGAAATGGTATATACCAGCATAGAAACTGAAGCCGCAAACGAATCAAAATTCATTGCAATGTATTCAGCATTAGCAACATCACATCCAGGAAACATGCCTGAAGATGACGCAACCAAAGAAGTAATAACATATAATAGCTTAGACTATAAAAGCCTAGCACCTATTGTTAATAAAAATATGGCCTACGGTTCAAACGTATCATATTATGACGGCAATAACAACACTTCAATAAATTTAGACAGTGACATCCACTCGATGTCAACCACTTCGTTAAAAAACAAAGCGCATGCAGGTGAGATAGTTGATCATAATGTATATGGAATAGAAAATAACGTACATCAGAATTATTTTAGAAGTCTTTCAGAAAACAGATACATTAAACAAGGCTTCTTCTCAGCCCCTATTATGATTAATTCGAAACCAAATAACAATCTCAACCTATTTGATAAGATCGATTTAACAGTTAACTCACAAGATGGACTGTCAACAAATGATGTTCTTTCAGGAAAATATCTAGTTGGTGGGATCGTACATCACTTTTCTAAAGATGGTATATATAATACATTACTCACAGTATTCAGAAATGGATTAGAGCCACCTACATTTGATAAGGATTTTGAACTCAATTTGACATCCTAAGGATTACAGCATGAACGAAAATAAGTTATTAAGATCAAGACTTACAGAACAAATAAATGACTCCCTTAAAAACTTCATAGATCAGCAACACCCCAACGCTGAGAAAAAACTATCATTCTATTCTGGACAAGTAGTCGATAACAACGACCCCGACCAACAAGGAAGAGTTCGAATACGAATTTTTGGTGTGTTCGATGAAGACATTCCTGATAATAACCTCCCGTGGGCAATACCAGACTTTAACTTCATAGGTAGTACACTCGGTTCATTCGTAGTCCCACCACTAGAAACTTTAGTTAAAGTCTATTTCGAGAACGATGACATCTATTTACCTCGCTACACAACTAAAGTACTTAAGAAAGATCAGATGAATGATTCACATTTTATTGCTGGTCTTACTGAAAATTATCCTGATTCAATGATATTTTTTGAGACAGATACCGGAGAGTATTTCAAGATCAATAGAGCTACTAATGTAACAACCTATAGACACTCATCAGGATTGATGGTAGACATAGATGCAGATGGTAATCTAAAGATCGACAATACAGACATAAGCATTTCATCTAACCCAAATAATGCAAGTGACTCATCAAAGATAGGAAACATTACATTAAACATCAAAAGTAATCTCGATATCAATGTCGGTGGTGATATGACTATAATGTGTGAAGGTAAATTTAAGGTACAGTCTACTGAGAATACTATAAAGGCTGAGAACCTTATCAATCCTTTAGGTGCTAAGAATAAAATCATAGGCCCTGATAGCTTTAACTGGGTTCCTAATACATTAAAAGTTGATCCATATACAACAGCTCCACATGGTGGAGATATAGGCATACCACCATGTGGAAGTATAACAGGAATTGAGTAAATGATTATATTGAGAAGATTCATGATAGCTAATATCGTAGCTAATATAGCTCCTTTAATAGTAACCCCAGGTACAACACCACTTCAGTTTAAACAGGCTACCAATCAAGGTATAGCAAATGCATTATACTTCTACTTAAATTTGCAGAAAATAATGCTATTACCCCCTGTTTTTCCATCAGTTGGTGTCATTGCTACTGCCCCTCCTATACCAGGAGCAGCTATGTGTTCAATGAACGTGGTCATACCACCACCAGCCACCCTTAAAACGCTTTTAGATACAGTTGTAGGCCCTGGAATTGCAAACCCTGTACCTGACAACCAGTTTTATCAAGCGATCGCTACGTGGCTCTCATCACCCCCTATGGTGACATCAATTAATACACCCTTCTCTATACCCCCAACAGTCTTTGGTACTTCAGTTGTTAACTTCCCATTAATGCCTATAATGGGAACAGTATCATTTTATAGCATGCTTGCAGCAGGTGCAGCAGGGTTATTTTCTGACCTAGCATCACTAAATCCATTAGAAGCACCATTTGAGATACTGTCTAACTTTATATTCGCAGGTTTCTTAGCTAATTTCATAACTCCTGTAGCTACTACTGGCATAATAGGCTCTGCATATTCAGGAATGACGTTTCCTTTCTGGTTAATGCTTGATTGTCCAGACTTTCCAGTAGGGATAGCCTGTAAAACTGAAGTACTCGCTGAGATGTTAAGTCTATTTGGTATGAGTGATCTGTCAGACGAGTCTATTATAGCAAAACAACAAGAAATATTAGACAATCTTGTCGATCAACCAGTAGATAATGGTAAATGTTCTATCATATATAATGCAGACACTGACAGTTACACCCCAGACCCATCATGTGATGATGAATTTATCAATAATGTAGTATCTGCAGGATGTGATCCTGACTCAGATGACTCTATGTGCTGTATAGATAGTGGTAATGGTATAGATTCAGAATCATTTGATGTACCTATAGGTGAATATCTATTAGGAATACCTGAGACATCAGCTATATCCGATACAGTATTCAAGACTATACCAGATGATGCTAGAGAGGTAATAGAAGATAACCCTACAACAACCAGTTTATTCGAAGGTTTACCAGATGAAACCGCCAATGCATGTGAAGATCTACTCAATAATGCAGACATAGATAACATTAATACTAACTACGACAACATAGACTCTAATGCTTTAGCTACCCCCGTAGTAGTGGACGGCATACAGGAAGCTGAATTAGAATTTGCAAATATAAATATAAGTGTATTAGAACCAACAGTAACAGGATTCTTTATACAACCTGAAGAACCATTTGAAGGTATCGACCCTACAAGAGTAGTGATTACCAATAAATCGTGAGGATAACATGCCAGACGTAACTTTACCAACATTTTATTTTGATACCGCAATATTACCTGCAACTAATTCATTGTTATCAATTTCGGAACCAACAGTAACAGCAATATTTACACAACCAATAGAATCATTTGAAGGTATTGAACCTACTTCAGTTGTAGTGACTAACCCAACATAAGGAAATATATCATGGGAGCATTCTCACCAGAAGTAATTTATTGCCAAATGGCAGAACAGATCTATGAAGAAATAGTTGCGACTATTAAAACTGCACTATCTATTCCCCAATTAGCTTACAGATCTTTTATAAGCATTCTTAAAAGAATATTTTCAGTCATATATGCAGCTATAGAAACCGCTATTGTTATCATAGAACAACAAGTATTATCTATACTTAATGTAGACGCATTAGACCTTCTAGACATAAAAGCAAACTTTTGTGAAGTACTGAGTCAATGTGAAGCATTAATTGATTTTATTTTAGCACCTGACAGTACATTATTAGGCTTAACTGACGCACAAAAGATCGCTGCTAGAGAAAGTTTTGAGAATTTTGAAGAATTAGTTTGTAGAACATCACTAAGAAGTCTACTAGAAAACTACACAGATGAATTACTCGATAGAATCAGTGAGCAACTTGATGCATTAGAGCAACAATTACTCGACCAAGATATATTTCAATTAATAGAAGAATACCTAGAAGAATTAAGAAACCTGGGAATATTAGATTTATTTGATACCTTAGATCCTTTTTTCCAATGTGCATTCGCCCTTTGTAATTTCGCAGTAGCTGGAACTCGTCAAAAGGAAGAATTCCAAGACTTACTACAAGTTCAGAAAACTAGTGGACGTTATTTCCTAACAGTAGATCCATTCGTAGAAAGTATTGTAGAAAAAGATAACGATTTAAAACAAAGAATCGCAAATTTACGACGAGAAATCCTATCAAAACAACCACCAAGAGGTGTTCCTGTAGACGAAACTCTTTCATAATATAAATAATTGAAAAAGGTTTTTTATGTCTAACGGTATCTTACATCCAGGCTCTACTTTAAGGAACGATTTTACGAATCCTTATGCATACGATTTGTCAAAAAACATATTAACTGAAGTAGAAGTTATTAATGACAAAGCTATCAACGTATCTATAGAAAATATACTCCTTACCATATTTGGTGAGAGAGTTTTCGTATTATCTTTCGGATCATTACTTCAGTTGAGTCTTTTCGACGCTATAACAGAATCAGACGCTGTAGGTATATTCGAGAGTGTATTAGACGCTATAGAAGCCTGGGAAACCAGAGTAATATTAGACAGACAAAACGCAAAATTAGATCTTTTTCTTGATAACAACACCATGTTACTTCAGATTCCTTACACAATTAGAAATAGTGGCATTCAAAGTAATTTTAAAAAGAAAGTAATATTATAGGACAATGGGAGTAACAATGGCTAACGGAAATAACAGCTCAAGTAATGTTGGTAACTTTTTAAACTACACCAACCTAACATTCGATGAAATTAGAAGTGATATCTCAAACAGATTGGATGCAGATCCCAGGTTTGAGAACTTCTTAGAAAGCTCAATATCTCAAACAATCATAGAGATATTTGCAGCAACTACAGATTTAACGAACTACTATCTAGAACGAAGAGCTGAAGAACAGTATTTTGATACTGCACGGTTAAAATCTTCAGTTATTGTATTAGCTAAGATACTTGGCTATATAGTTACAAGACCTATCCCAGCTTCGAGTTCACTCGAAATCGTTATAAAAGGGCCACTACCCTCAGGTTTAGAGGCTGGTGATGAGGTATACTTTCAGAAGTTTAATACCAAGTTCCAACACCAAGGCTTCCCATACATCTTAACTAAGACGTATAAGTATATTTTTACCGCTAATGATATTGCAGACGGTACAAGTAACCCAGCATTTAGAAAAACAGTTAACGTAGCCGTTACGAGTGAATCAGATTTAGTACTTAATGAATTCGGTAATGTACCTCTTTCAGCAACCGAACCAATTGCTATCCTCCAAGGTGAGATTATAGTTCAAGAAGTTCCAGGTAGCGCTAACTCACAAGCCGGACAAATATTTCAAAAGTATATTATCCCAGACAATCGATTCTCAAACCTATACGGCACAGAAGATCTTAACTATGATACTGACACTGCAGTCTTTGACCTTGTCGAGGGGTTAACTAAAGTAGGTGTAGGCCCAGATGAAGATACCGCTTTAGATACAGAAGATAACTTATTTGCTATAGATAGACGATCATTACTTACAAATCCAGAAGTATTAAACCAAACTCAGACTTTAGTTGTACCGAAGGTATGTTTATTAAGAACAACTCCTAAAGAAGAAGTAGAACTATTATTCGGTGATGACTTGATATCTCAGATTGGCGCTAGAACAACCTCTGACAATATATACATTCAATACTTTGCTACAGATGGAACTACACCAAATAAAGTAGGCGTACAAACTGAACTAGTCCAAACAAGTAACACACTTGAAGTGATTGGAAAGCCATCTTTATTAATAACTAAGAATTTTGAGTTTAGACTTAATAGTAACATCGTTGGCGGTGCTAACTTGGAAAGTATGGAGTCTATTAAAGTAAATGCCCCTTCCCTATTTCAGTCACTTGACAGATTAGTATCAAAGCAAGACTATGTTATATTTCTTAAGTCGTTAACATCACCAATAAATGTCAATAATGCTTTAGCTTGGGGTGAACAAGAAGAAGTTGAAGCCCTTAACAAGGCAGGCATCCAAACTAGAGCACTTGTAAAATTATTTAATATAGTATTTTTCTCAGTAGTTGGTGACTTATATCTATTGCCTCCTGGTGGACAGTACTCACCTAAAGACTTAACTACTGCCGATAGCTCTAGCTACACAACAACAATACTTGAGGGTGACTATTTCCTAAGTACAGATGAAAATCCAAGTTTTGGTGAGCAGACTTATTTTAACGTTTACATTAAAAACTCATCTACAAGTTGTGGTGGTGGCGTAATAGAAGCACTTAACGATCAGGAAAGCTTAAATGCAATAGAGAATGTAAGAAAAGTAGTTGCCGATCTTCAGACACGAGCACAGATTACAACTAAGAACTTATACATGTCTCCAATCATTCAAAAGTATGGTATTGACGGTAACGTTTACCTCCGTAACCTAACAAGCATTAACGATCTTAGAACTAGAGTTAACAATCAGATCTATACATTCTTAAACGATAATGCTGACTTTAATGTACCTGTATTCATATCTAACATCGTAGAAATTATAGAGAACAACAGAGAAGTTATCAATGCAGATATTTCTTTCGAACCTCTCCCTGTAACATCAGGTACATATACTCCGGTGACAGATCTATCTACAGACCCTGACATAGTAGGTACTGGTCTAGTCCCATTAGCGTATGAACCAACCTTAGTATCATTGATAGAACAAGCAATATTTGAGTATCAAACGAACAGACCAAACGCTTTTTTAGGTTCATTGCCAATAGATTCTGAATATTATGATATATCAGACTATAAACAGATTGAATTAGAAACCCCACCATTTGCAGTCGGTACTTGGTCTACATATGAATCAGGTGAAATACGAACTGCAGGAATAACAGAGAGAACATTTTATCAAGAACTAATGGATAACATGTATAATAACAAATTGAACACTCCTGTAGCGGATGCATATAGAGATTCTGATTTTTTCAGATCATTCACTTCTAGATTAAATAAAACAATGAAGGAAGCAATTAGAAACAGTATGAGAGATAGTAGCGGTAACATAACAAACTATTCATTAGCTTTAGAAATAGTTCAAATGGTATCTAACATCACATACAGATATAAGTTATAAATATAAAAAAGTATACTCATACTAAGGACAAAAAATGGCTGACGAAAAAATATCCGACTTAAATGTCGCAGGTGCTCTAGCAGGAACGGAGCCTTTAGCTATCGTTCAAAATTCTGAAACAAAAAAAATTAATGCGGTTGATCTACTGGACTTAAGTTTAAAACAACATTCCGATCTTGGAGATGTTACTTCAGTTGACACCCATGTCAGTGCCACACCTAATCATAATTTATTTATTGGTGAATTTGCAGGACAAGACAACACAGGAAGTGACAATATATTTTTTGGTCTTAATGCAGGTAGGGCTTCCACATCTACATCACAATCTGTAGTTATAGGAACCAGTGCTGTAGCGGACGGTAATGCAAGCGGAGTTTACATCGGAAATAGTGTATGTGGACACGGAGGTGGTACTACAGAGGTAATAATTGGTACTAGTGCTGCATCTGGTCAATCGTACGACGGCCAGGGAAATCTTATAATTGGACAATACGCAGGAAGAGCACTTGAAGTCGTACTCCGCAATACTATTGTTGGAACTGAAGCCGGATCTGGTTTCACTGGAAGCCATCTCCCTGGTGGTGATGTTGGCGGTGGTGGTGGATGGTATAATACTATTATGGGCTATAGGGCAGGTGTTTATGCTGACGCTTCTAGTTCTGTATGGATTGGTGATTCTGCAGGACGTAATACAAGTGCATCTTATTCAGTTATGATTGGTAGAGATGCAGGTCATGATAATGCAGGTGATTACAACGTTGCAATAGGTATAAACTCTGGTTATAACTCTACAGGTGCAAATAATACATCATTAGGTTCAGATACTTTAGTTGAGAATCTTAGCGGTCATGACACAGTTGCAATTGGGTTTGAGGCATTTAAAGAAAACTCAAATACAAATTCTGTAGCAATTGGATCAAAAGCAGGAGCTAGTGCATCAGGCATGTATCACACTTTAGTTGGTAGTTATGCAGGTGTTGCTACTGATGAACATTCAAATACTTTTATAGGGTATAAATCTGGATATTTAGCATCAGGTAACTCCAATACTGGTATTGGTGCAAATGCATTTAGCAGTGGTAACGGATATGATGTTGTCATGATAGGACAAGGTGCAGGAAAATATTCTCAAGGTGATAATAATATCGCAATAGGTGCACTCGCATGTAGTGACGCAGGATTTACAGGTGAGTTAAATACTGTGATCGGCTCGCATGCAGCTAAAAGTCTAACAATCGGAAATCACAATGCAATAATTGGAACTAGTGCTGGATGCGGTTTAACATCTCAAGATGATAATACGTTTGTTGGTATGGGTTCAGGCGGTTCATCATCTGCAAATAAATGTACACTGATAGGTGGAGAAGCTGGTAATAATTCAATTGGAACTCAATGTGAGTTTATAGGATATAGATCTGGATTTAATAATACGGGCACGTTAAATGTTGCCATAGGCTCACAATCAAGCTTCAATACAACTGGCGATCAAAACGTAGCAATAGGTAGTAATTCATTATTTAGTAATATCGGTGGTAGCGAAAATGTTGCCATTGGTTATGTTGCATTGCAAATACCAACAGCTGTAAATAGCAATGTGGCTATAGGCGCATATGCAGGACAGAACATAGCAGGATCATCAACATCCAATGTATTAATTGGTCATAAGTCAGGACAAAATTCATCGGGATCTCAAAATGTCGCTATTGGTGATAATACATTAAACAGTACTGTAGGGTCTTCAAATGTTGCTGTAGGATGGAATACAATGGCTTCCTCATTATCAGCTGACTTTAACGTATCTATCGGTAGTTTCGCTGGCGAATCACTTCTTGGTGATAGAAACGTCATGATAGGATATGGGGCAGGAGCTGCTAACACATCTACAAGTGGGTGTGTTAAAATTGGTTATGATGCAGGTAAGACTCTAAGCGATGATAATACACTTATTATACATAATTCAGACTCAGCGAGTCCATTGATATCTGCAGACTTTTCATCGGGAGTATTTGACCTGAATGGCTCATACTCTGTTAATGGAACACCAGGAGTAAGTTTCTCAGGTGCAGTATCAAATATAACAGTAGTAAACGGATTAGTAACAGCAGTTTCATAATAGGATAAATCATGGCGTTTAATTTTATATTAAAAGAAGATGGTGGACACCTTCTTCAAGAAGATGGTGTTTCGAATCTTATTCTTAATGAAATACAACTACCCCAAAAAATTAATTTGGAAGTTAAACGTACTGTAGCGACAAGTACTGACGTTGAGTACACATTTAGAATTACATCTCACGACCCAGTCGAATCTATTGATCTATCAAACTATAGAATCGTTCAGTACCTTAACACTAGATGGCCTGGTTCACTCACATATGGATTAGGTCAAGTTCCAACACCATTCGGTGGTGCTGGCCCTGGTCTAGCTGTATTCGCAGCCCCAGACGATATTGCATTTATAACTGAAGATAAACCACCCCACATATACCCAGAACGAGATAGATTTTCAATTAAAAGAGCAACTAGATTTGTTCAAGGTACATTACCGTTATCAGGCTCTGGTTATGAAGGTAACTCAATCACAACACACCATGGCGTTAATACATGGTCTACAAATTCAGATACAAGATATGATTACGAACCTGAGCACTGCTATACCGCTACTACAGCTACTGACTTTGAAGACAACCATACATTCGTATTAGAATTCAATGGGACAGAAACTAAGACAAATCCAACGTCTCCTGACTGGGCTATTGTTACCGAATATATAACCTCAGCAACTATAGACCCAGAGACTTCAGTTTACCCCTTAAGTGCAGACGGTGACAATACAAAAACATATAATAGAATAGTATACCCAACTAAAGATAATATTATAAAAGAGTTATTCCCAGCGACAGTTTTTAATAGTGATCCTTTACACTTACTACGTAAAGGCCCTGGTGCAAATGTGAGAATACTAGAATACTACCCTATTAGCGTTCCATTTAGAGATCAAGTTCTTGCACTAGGAACTTCTGCAGAAAGCTTAACAGACGTTAGAGCAGCAGAATTTTGGAAGTATACAGTTAATACTTTTACTGCAACTACAATGGATCTAAATATGTTATCATCAGATTTCGATTCATCAACAGCGACATGGAATACTGAAGTTGACAACGTTAGCGCCAATATGTCAGACACTAATTTTACAGGTTTATCAGTCCATGACAATCTTGAATTTGCAAGATGGGAAATAACAGACAAAGACATTATTAAATCATGGATGATTCCAACCACATCAGCAAATAATAAAGGCGTAGTTACAAAGTATGAAGTTGAATCTTCACCAGTTACAGAAGGCCCATATTTTTCGTCGTTGGAAACAACATTGGGAAATGAAACTAGACCAGCATTTGTTATTAACACTAATTTTATTCTAGGTGGTGAACAAATTTGGACTGGTGCAATAAATTCTAACTGGTCTAATCCTGGAAACTGGCAAAATAATGAAATACCAAGCATAGGATCAGTAGCAGCTTTTGATGGTGGTGTGTCAACAGTCCCATGTGTATTAGACTCAAACCAATCAGTATATAACCTAACATCAAATGCAGGTAGTGGAAGTATAAACTTATCGTCATTCGATTTGACAATTGAGGGTAGTATTTGTGACTTTAATGGATTCAGTTCATTGACACAAGAAACAGGAGGCAAATTAATATTAATAAACTCATGCGTATTAAATCTAGGTCAAGAATTTGCTACCGCATCTTTGCAAACATTGGAAATAACAGAAAATGCACATGTAAATTATTTCGCAGATAAATCTCTGAGATTGACTGAAAACTTTAATGTCAGTGGTACATTTATGATGCATTCTAATCTTACATTAGATGGGGCGCAATCATCGTTTGGTGAAAATGCAATTATAGATTCTGAAAGATCTGGTTCTACAGCATTGTACACAATAACATTATTCGGTGGTTCACTTTCAAACACAGGCACTTTAAATACTAAAGTTCATTATACTTTTTCTGATAATGTAATAACTGGAAGATTTTATGGGGGAAAAGTATCAGTATCTAACGATGGCAGTCCTTTCGCTTCAACTACAACTATGACATTTGGAGATGGACAACATACATACCTTGATGGCCTCTTTATTAATAGCTCTCAACAAGGTAGCTTATTAGTAATAGATGCCTCAGCCAACGACCCAGATATATTAATGTTACAGGGATCAGGATTACTTACAATAGCAACAGGTTTTCCACCTGAAGATGAACTTATATTTTTAATGGGATCAAAAGATTGGATAATATCTACAGACCAACTAGATTTAGCATTTGTAGATAGTTTCGATTTAGGTGGAGGTGGTGGTTTTTACGTAAATGGTGATACTACTAGTATAATGTCCCCACTAACAGATATCATAATGCCACCATTAACAATAAATTCATCAACTGAAGTAATTGATATTAATAATAACATATACACACAAAACTTTACAATGAATATAGGGTCAACAGTTAATTTTAATCACTTTAATATTAGTGCAGTTGATGCAATCAATATATCAGGAAATTCAGACTCAGTAAATCTATTATCTGGAACTTCTCTCGCAGCATCTAACATAAATATTGTTGGAGATCCTTTAGATTATATAGACTTATCGACTGAAGAGTTTTGGTATATAAGTGCATCAGATACATTAGATGTTGTTCATGTTGATTTAAAATCTTCAGATGCATCTGGTGGTGTAACTGGTATAGCAATAAGATCAAATGATTTGGGAGAACCATAATGCCACAAAATATTAATTGGGATTTCCAACAGAATACAGACATATATCCACCAGTAATTACATTTTCTAATTCTCAACCAGAATCTAAAATGATTATAGAGGGTACAGGATCTGTACATGTTAGAATAAAAGATAGTAACCCTATTGGGACAAGTATTAATATTATCACTTCCGCTGGATTT